TTCTTTGAAGTGATTCGCGTTTACGGCACCATCGGCTTCCGCATTCATCATACCAGCGATATCACCTGTGTTCTTAACGCTATCGTTCTGTAACTTGGCTACTTCTAGTTTAACCTTAACGTTGTCGGTCTTGGTCTTTAGGAAATCTGTTTTGGCTTTCGCTATCTTTACGTGGTCATCAGTATCAGTTGGTTCAGCACTGGTGGTCAGTTCATTCATCCCAACCTGTGCAGACTTGATATTGACACACGCTTCATTATAGACTTCTTGTAGTACACCCTCTAGGCTTACTACATTATTAATTTTTACGGTTTGTTTTTTTCTTCTTGGCAAAATTTCTAAGTTTTATTTAATTCTTATTTTTATTTAGGTTACCTTCATAGAGGATACCATTAATTTCTCTTGTTGTTGCCCATAATGGTTGTAGATTACTCAACGCATTTACTACACAGATGGGAGATTCAGTTTCAAAACTATATAATGGTATGATATGGTCAATATGCCACTCGCAGTAGTTACTCCAAGACATACCATCCGTAAATAAATTCTCTAAATGTTTTTTAAGGTCAATCGCTGAGTAACCCAATAGGTCTATAGTATGACCCTCTTTAGGTTTATCAAGTCTGGTTAAAGTATTGGCTAAAAACGTTCTCCACCTAGCTATGTGAGAGGTTTTATTATACATATACCTATATTGCTTTCTAGCCTCAGTTTTTTCTATATCACGATAATATTGAATGTTGGTATCGTAGTAAGCTCTTTTCTTCTTTATAACTTCAGGCTTACGATTATATTCAGACATATACTCTCGTTGCTTATCGATGTTATCCAACCTATACTGTTTATTGTAGTTAGATATTTTCGTTATGTTACCCTTTTCGTATTTAATCATGTACTCTCTAGTACACGATTTACACGTTTTCCTAACACCATTAGAACACGGCTTACATTTAGTAAAATCGGTAACAGGTTTAGGTAAATGACATTTATTACAGGTTAATTCCATAAGATATTCATCAGTTTTATTACTTGTTATGTTAATAAATATCGAACTAAAGACCTTTTTAACTCAAACCTTCATCATATGTTTGTATTTTAAGTAAGGATTCTAATACTTTGAACCTTCTCATAGCTAATCTAATATCTTTAGTTGTCAACCCTGTGTGATTCCTCATTGTTTCGAGAACCGCAATCTTGTTGTACTTACTCCCATGACTTAGATGTTCAAACATGGTTTCCCAATTTTCCAGTATGTCAACCAAAGCATAACCAACTTTACATTCGTTCTCTGTTAGCCTCTTTTTAGTTGCTGTTGTCACTGGTACACCATCAATGTCGTCAATTTCCTTTTTGATTTCCTCAATGAGTTTCTTCATGAATTTATCAATCGTGAAGTCATCAGGGTTGGTAAGTTCGTATTGGTAATCGTCAGTTGTTTCTAAGTATGATGTCATACCATCGAAAGATGAATACTTTTTCATATTCTTGTCCTCTTTCTGCAATTCACCAATGATGAATCGCTTTATAATCGTTCCGTAATAAGAATACGCTTTCTTGTTTCTATCACCGTCAAATTTATCTGCCTTCATCATTACGTCTCCCAGCGCTTCCATGTGCTGTTGTTCGAATGTTAGACCTTTTCTATAGAGCTTGTATTTTCTTATGATTAATTCAACCATCTTATTCAGAGGCTCCCTGAGATGTGCATTATATATTCGGTTACGCTCGTGAGCGTCATCCGACTTAACATATAACCTAACTGCTTCTTCTTGTTCAGGACCGAAGTAAGGCTCTGTCGTCCTTTTTCGTCCCCTTTTAGCCATTAAACAGTGTCTTTAGTATATGTTATGGCTCTATCTTCAGACCAGTAATATTCCTTCTTGGCTTTCTGTAGCCACCACTTGGATTCAGTGCCATCCATGTCCTTTCGGTAATTAGCGAATAGTGAATTATCTCTGAGGTTAACGTGCATGTACCCAATCTTAGGGATAACCATGGTTCTAACACCGTTGCTGGTCATTCTAAGTAGGAATTCGTAAATGAATGTCAATTTAATTGCAGCTTTGAACCCACCGAATTCTTCAATATGTTCAGTCTTCATAACCATCCCATCAGTGTTAAAGTTCTGGAATCTCAATAAAGCTTCAGTATCCAAGATACCCATCTCATCTGAGAACATGTTAGCCCAAACAGCTTCGTTGGTACCACCTAAGTAACCACCTTTCTTGTCTACATCGGCAATCATTGGCATGAATAAACCTACCTCTGGGTACGCCTCTTGGTATTCTACTACGTTCTTGAACCAGATACTAGAATATTCGTCATCATATTCCAAGATTGAGAACCATTCTGTTTTAGTGTTTGCGATACCGAAGTTAACTTGACTACAGAAATCGGTTTCACCGTCATTCTCTAACACAGTAAATTTAAGTTTATTCTTTGGTAACATTCCGCTAACCGTTTTAACGATATCACTACCTTTCGGTACCACGATTATTACCGCTTCTGGTTTTACTACTTGTAGGTTTATACTCTCGATAGCAACGCCTAATGATTTTTCAGTTCCTTCATCCAATTCGTGAACTGGGATTATAACTGTTATTTTACTTTTATTGTTTTCCATTTTATTCATTTTTTTAACCCGTTTTTATTACCAAAATAACCCGATTTGGGTCTTATTATTTTCTTTTCCACCTTACCACTCTTTCGTAACCACACAAAACCCTTTGCCGTTTTACTTGGGTCGTCTAACACAAGGTGTATATGTCTGTCACCAATACCGTAATAATTTTTAACTTCAAGTACTGATGACCATAGTTTTATAAAGTTACCACCCTTATCATATTGTACCACACCAATAGCTCTATTATCGACATGTTTGGGTAATTTAGTCACGTATTCGTAAGACCAAACGTACCCTTTATATGTTAGCGAATTACCCTTACATGCTTTAGTTATACCACTAACATCATAACCCAAACACCGATTAACTTCCGATGCCGATTCCCAATCTTTAACGAAGCTACCATCTTTATTATATTGGTAAATTGATAATGTTGTTCTAGTTTTACCACCAGTATCACCGTCTGCTATATTATATCCAACAGTCGTGGCAGATAACTCACATATCCAATACACCTCTCTATCATTTAAAGTACGTCTATCTTTACAAATTTCAAGTATTTCTTTTTTAAAATTAACTTTACCGTGTTTAATAATTGCTAATTTTAGAACTTTGCCAGAACCCAAATATTTCGGGTTATTCTTCTCATCTTTACCAACATAGAATTTACCATTTATTAAATTGTTGTTTTATATATTACCATATAACTGATTTACATATAAATACAACGTAACTAACTAAACTGGAATGATAACCGTTATATTTGTTTTTTTTGTGCTCATTTCTTAATCTTCTTTTGTTGTTTCATTATTTTCATCAGTCGTTGCTGCAACAGCCGCAACCGCAGCTTCATTAGCTTCGACAGCCAACCTTTGTTGTTCAACAATGGTTTCAATCTCTTCGATTCTGTTATCCACCAATTGACCATATACAGCTTCAATCTTATCTCGCTGTGCGGTCTCAGTGTAATAACCTTTAGAACTTTCCATACCGTTTAATATGTCAGCAGGTACGTTGTCTTCTAACCAGTACTTGATGAAGTATGCAATCAATTCTGGGATGTTATGTGGGGTGTTAGTCCAAACACCGTTATTCTTGATTGTCATGTTACCATCTTCATCTGCCGTTTCCATCCACTCTGGAATGAAGTTTGGCATCTTACCAATTACTGGTGTATCACACTCCATCGCTTCAAGTGGGAACGTTCCAAATCCAGCCATATCATCAATCCAAACCGCCAACGCAGAGTTACCTAATTCGGCAGCGAAGTCTTTACGTGGCAAACCTCTAAGTTCCTTGAACGAAACCCATTTAAAGTGTGGGTATTGTAGGTAGAATGCTTTAGCCATTTTAGCGGCATCACCTGGATTTCTAGTGACAATAGATATCATAGGAATCTTAGGTTTTTCGCTAGCCTTGAAGTATTCTGGGATACTTACTGGCACAATGTGTGTGCTGATTGTTGGGAACAATCTCTTAACATAATCGGCTTGCTTTTGACTTGTTGTGATTACATCGTTAAAACCATAATCAGTTGTCCATCGTCTACCGATATCCAATAGCTCCAATAAGTATTCTGGGCTTTGACTAAAAACAATCTTCTTACATGGGAAACCTTTAACCTGTTCCATCACGTTTGCAAAAATCTCTGGGATGATGATAAAGTCACTTGGTTTAATACCAAGAGTTTGACTTTGGATTGAAACGTGGCTCAATTTACCATATTCCTCACCTAACCAATCTACCAGACCCATACTACCATCTTTAGGGTCTCTTTCCAACTTGTAGTCGTTGTGTTCGTGCAGAATGTGAGCTTTGTAACCCAATTCAGTTAACACCTTAACGTGCTCATATATATTAGCGATACCAGCAGTTGGGTTACCCTTCGTATCCAAAGTGAAGAAGAACAGATTAACGTCCTTATTCTTCAAGTTAGTGATGATTTCTTCTAATTTTAAACCTTTGTCTTTCTCTTCCATTTTTACTTAATCTTCAATGTATCTTATTATCCCACGTTCTTCTAATGTTTCGAACGCTAATCTATAACCAAACGTGCTATTATCAAGCATGTTTTCAACGTTAGCAGTGTTGTTCACGTCTGATATTAATATCAGTTCTAATAGTTTGTTGAATATCTCGAATTTAGCACCATCTAATTCTCGCTGTTTCGGGTATTCTCTAACGATTGTCGTTTCACCATCACTATTCGTTATTGTTTCTGTTTCTGTTTCTACTGAAACTTTGCCATCTATTGGCATCTTCACCAAGTCTGCAAATCTATTGAAATCAATTACGTAACTCATACAGTCTCTACCTTATTAAAAACCGATTCGTGTATCTCAGTCGCATTAATGAAATCCATTAATGTTTTGAAGTTAAAATCGGTTGTTACTTCTTTGTTATATGAAGCGTCAATCTTGACACATACCTTACCTTCTGGTTTGGATTCTATTGCAATCGGGTTGGCTGTCACCAACACATCTACGTGATTCCACATGTCTTCGTATTCGTTTACAAACTTAATTTCTGAAATCTCACAATCTAGTTTGGATAAGAAGAATAATGTACCACCTTTGGCTCTACTTACCGCACGTTCAATAATAATAATTTCAACACCCTCTTCTTCATCAATCATATCCAGATTGAAGATGTTAAGTTTACTCATGATGTTATCGTGCATTTGGTCGGGCATACCGAATGTTTCCAACGCACCTTCTTCGTAGAACAGTTTATACATGTCCTCTTTATCTTCGAATTCGAAATATTTGACTAAATCGTATTCGGTAATATCTTCTTCTGTTAATTCAATATCCTTTTCACGGTACTTACTAAGTACGTAACTAAGGTGTCCGTTGAAGTCTCTGATGACCTCATCTAGGGTAATACCTAGAATTAGACCAGTTTTATTTCTTTTTTCTCTATGCATGATGGTAATATACTCACTCAAATAAAAAAAATAAACATTAATTAAAAAATTTTTTAGTAATCGGCATATTTATAATAGTAAAAAGAGACTTATGTGGACAACTAGTGAAATTAGTGAACTACCCAACCACTAAAGATGGGTGGGTTTTACGCTCCGTTATATAAAAGTTACCAAGTGAATTTTTCCGAAAAAAAGTTATTTACCCTCTCTAATAGGGGTAATTTTACTTTTGCTGGGGTAATTTTAGTTTTTGAGCTACCTTCTGGTATAACTCTAGTCTGAGGTCTAACAGGGGTACTTGGAGTCTCATCTTCCTTAATGTTGGATAGGTCAGGTAGCTCCTGTTTAGGGTAGTTAGCCAATAGTTTAGTTATTATCGGATTTCTCACGATGTCACCCAGACCGAATTCATAGAAACCAACGTCAGCTACGTTATGATGTTTTGCAAATAAATCGTATAGACCACTTTGTTTAACATCTTTGTATCTATCTGATTGGTCTAGGTCTCCAGAAATAATTAATTTACTCCCATACCCGATTCTGGTTAGAATCGCTTTACACTGGTCTTTCGATAAGTTCTGAGCTTCTTCAATAATGATGATAGCGTTGTCGAATGTTTTACCTCTAATGAAACCAAGTGGTTGTATCATTACCATATCTTGTGATTCGAGCTTAAGCCTGTTAACCTTACCAACAATCTTGTCTACGATATCAAGTGATGAAGCTAAATGGGGTTCCATTTTCTCCCTTACAGTACCAGGAATAAATCCGATTTTTTCTTCTGATTCTACTGCTGGTTTGGATATTATTACTTTCTTGTATGGGTTCGATACATTTTGGAGTAATTCGATTGCTCTGGCAATCATTACATAACTCTTACCAGTTCCAGCAGGACCTGCTGCAATCACAATTTGTTTTTCGGTTATTAGGTTTGAAAATTCCTTTTGGGCTTCGTTCTTACATTTTAGCCTAAACCTTTTTCCTAACACCTTTTGTAATGTCGGTTCAAATATTTCTTCGTAATCGTAATCGTAATCTTCTGCTCTTGTGTTCCTTCCTTGCCGTTTCGCCATTAATAACTTTTAAGTAAATATGGTTGTAGGTGTGGAAATCACCATATAACACGCATTAAAGGTTTACGTGGTTTTCTTCGATTTGCCAATGTATTTACCATGTTTATGTATGGTAGACGTTGCTCATAAACGTAATCTGAATTGCCACTGGCTACGTTAACAATCTCACTCACAAATCGATACCTATCAAATGTCGCCAGTTCTATCATATCGTACATGTAAAATATCTCAGCAGCAATACTCCAATAGTCACCATCTGGGTCTTTAAGTGTTGATTGTTCCATATTTCTCCATAGGAAGGTTTTCCACGTCCTTAACCCAGTCATAGGGTATTCACCCTTGCGAAGTAGAGATATGTCCTCTACGGGCTTTAAATCAGGTGTCACACCCTTTGCTGGCTTTGTCGAACCGTTGGTTATCCATGCACCATCCTCATATGCGTTAACGATGTGCTGAAACGCCTTTCTATTGGCTAACCAATCGTCACCATCCATTTCAACGATAATATCTTCGTCATTGATATCTGGGCGTATTATTATACTGTCTAAATTACCAGCAACATATTTCCGATTAGTATTCTTGATTATCTCAAACCTACCATCGTCTTCCTCATCCATTAAGAATTCTTCGATTAACTCCATTGAAGCGTCACTCGAATTGTCGTCAACTATGAAACATTTGTAGTTCCGATATGATTGGGACATTATCGACCCAAGGCACCTTTCAATCGTGTCATTAGAATTGTAAAGTGACAGTATTATCACCAGTTTGTTCTCGTTCTTCATTATTTTCGTATTTTTCATCTAAGTCAGTCATACGGTATTGCTCAACCAAACTCTCCCCGTCAGTTACAACCGTAGCTCTCATTTTTATCACGTAATGTCCATCAAAATCAATGGTCTTGTCGTACTTAAGGTTGTCATACTTAAAGAGTAAGTTATTGCTGACCCCTGAGTCGTTATATGTTGCAAACGATACACTATCAAAATCGATAATACTTGAACGTCTTGGATTCTCGTCAATCTTCAACACGTTCTTTATGAAAACACCAGTTCGTCTATCATATTCGTCA